AAGATGAAGCGGTTCCGTACACCTACTCCCGGCTGTCGTCCTTGATATGGCATTACATGGCTCCTTGCTCTGCGTCACGCTCAATGCGTGTCATGTAGTCTTCCCGTGCAGTAACCAGTGCCACAAAGTCTGCTTGGTTAGACGGGATTGGATCAGTGAAGCTGTCATCATTCATCAGCTTGGTAGTCCACTCTTGCTGCATACGTTTCCAACTGTTGGCCTTCTTGCCAACCATTGCAGCTTGTAGCCAATCATTAATGTTCAGCAGATCATTCAGCAAGATAGCTTGCTCTGTGTCTGTGACTTCAACTGTAAGTGTAATTGTTGCCATTGTTATGTCTCCTTTAAGACAGGGTTATTTCGCCCTTGGTTATGCTACGAGGTAGCCGCTGAAATACGAATCTGTGTTAATATCCACAGTGCTTGAAGAAACAGGCATGTATATTTGGATTTTCGCGGTGTCGGAAGCGTCCATGTCCAACAGTAACGATTGCGTAAAAGTATATTTTGTGCTTGTTGCATCAAAGACGATAGGGTCAAACGCCGCATAAACTGTGCGGTTGGAGACAACAATTTGTAGCTGCAGTACGCCCGTGCCAGTGGCGGGGATTTGGTCTAGGCCAATAAAAGTTGACAGCATATATTTGCCCGTAACAGGGGCTGTAAAAATTCCATTGCTGGGATTAAAATCAGCATTTTGGTCAAATATTTCTGTGCCAAAAATCAGCACATTTACATAGTTTGCTAAATTAGTTTGCGCTGAGGCAACTTGGGCCAAAAACGCTGGCTGTAATGGCATGGTGACTGCGCCATTTAAATCTAAAGTAAACTGAGGCGCTGATCTAGCGTTAGCACCGTTTGTTGCAATGTTTAAGTTTCCAGTTGACGAACGGTAATCAAAAGTTGCACCTTTCCCATTTCCTTCTGAAATAGTTAGTTGTTCTTGTGAACTCGTAGAATGTATTCTTGTTTGTGGCGTAGCAGTGCCCGCTCCAAAATTAGACACACCACCAAGAATTAAATCATCTGTACTTGCATCCCATTGCATAAATGCTGAAGCAGTAGCCCCAAAGAATTTAACGTCATAGCCTGTGTCATCTACGCCTACAGATAGTGTAGCATCAATCCCGACATTCTCATTAGCATCAATCGTGATAGCCGTGGCGTTAGCCGCACTAGAGTTTACCCGATTTATTTGGTCTGCTGCATCTCTTGCGCGAGTCATGGTGGTATTCCTTTAAATTTCTTTCGCTTCTAGCATTGCAGCATACGCAGCTTTAACGGCGTCGGTGTGGACAACTGCACAGATAGCTTGGACCTCGGCACTCTCACCTGAGACGTCTGCATCTGGTGCAACGACATGCCTGTGGAACGCACGGCTGATCTCAACACCATCGCGTGATATGACGTTTGCGGTTCGCACTTGAATGTGCTTGTGATCACCCACGATCTCTATTTTATCTTGTACTTCTGTCTCTGTAAGAGCCATGTTGGCCTCCTGTTTTATCGTGGCGTTAGTGCCACCTGTCCGACCCAAAGATATGCGGTGGGTTATGCGGTTGTTCTGTAGCTTAAAGTCCCTCGAAACGAGGTGGTGTTACTAATCATACTTGTATTCATGTAGCTGGCTTGGGAGCCACCAGCAGCAGGAATGTAGTTAATCCAGCCGACTGTTGCTGTGCTGCCCATCTCGACCGCAGCATAAGAAATAGCAGAGTTTAGATTAGTCCATCCCCAAAGGCTTCCAGTTCCAGATGGGGAGCCTGCATGGTTATAAGGTAGCCCAAATATCATTGAGTATGCCCCAGACATGTTGCCTTTGCTAGATAAAGTTACGGAAAAATGGGCTGTAACTTGATTTCCGATTTTTGTGTAGTTGCCAGAGGAAGTGCTATAGGTTTGCGTATACGGAGAGCTTTGTCCATACCCAATAATCTGAGGCGACCAACTACCCTCTTCATAATCGTCCAGCTTATTAGCCGCCCCAGTGCCGCCAAGGTATATACCGCCAGCTAAATACAAATCAGAAAATCTTCCTGTGGCTTCCCCTAAATTACAGGCATTGTCTGTTGACCCTCCAGAGTTATTCGTCGGCACGATTGCGCCATTACCAAGACGTAGACCTTCATGACCGCTTTCTGTGCTATATATTGCTAAGTCACCACTTACAGCACCAATACCACCCACAGTGGAGCCGTCTTTATATAGATTTAAAACAGCGCCATCACTAGATGTTCGGTTCAGACTAAGCGGGTGACCGCCATCTCGTGTAATCTGGCTGTCGTTGTTAGCGCGTAGTGCTACGCCCTGTTGGGAAAAAGTGTTAGATGTTTTGCCGACAAGTACAGTTTCGCTGCTGTCAATCGTAATAGCTGTAGCATCTGCGTTGTCATCAATCCCTACTGAGTTAAACAAACCCTGCACAGACACGTTAGACTCAAAAGTAGTGGCGTTAGAAATTGTAGCTGGGGGAGCTACCTGCTGAACTGCAGGGCCTAAATGTATTACATATATGTTGTTGGTTCCCGAAACAGGAGCCGAAGTAAACGTAAGGGTTGTACCTGACACAGCATACGCAACAGTAGGGTCTTGCACCACGTTCTCTACTACAACCCGAACATCGTTTGTTACTGTTGGCTGAGACAGTGTAAAGGCTGTAGCAGCCCCGTTTCCGCTAAACGAATCTTTTACTGTAACTGCGTAGTTTTCTGCAGGTGTATTACCCTGATACGGCATTATGTTATCTCCAAAATACTCAGTGTACTATCGACAGAGTTAGCCGTGTTAGAGGTAACTTTTAAAACATCAGATGCTTCCATAACAACTTTTTGGTCACCGCCTATTGGCACAAAAGAACCGCCTGACGAAAGCGGTGCGTTCCTGATAAGGTATACATTGTTGCCGTCGTTATTTTCTAACTGCACACTAATCAAAACCTGTGTGGCAATTATGTTAGCAAGGGTAAGACCAATAACTGTTGTTTGCGCTCCATTAGCACCCGTATGTATAGTCATTGCTGTATTAGCATTTGTACTACCGCCCCCAAAAGTTTTTACTTTAAATGTGTTGGCCATATAATTACCCCAATGCTATCGCTAAGGCCACTGCTGTACCCGCAGGGTCTACTTGTAAATTTGTTTGCGCACCTGCTACGTTTGATGCACCTGTTCCGCCGTCTGCTACAGCCAAATCTGTAATACCAGTTATAGACCCGCCGTCTATGTCAACACCGGTCTTAGCTTGGGTAGCCATAGTACCTAACCCAAGTGTACTTCTAGCTGCCGTAGCATTTGCGTCATCTACAAGCGTTCCGCCAAAAGAAGATATAGCAGACGTTTCAACCTTACCGCTATTAAGGTTATTAAAGTTCGCATCTACTTCTGCGTTAGTAAGCGGTGATCCTTTACCGGATCGAGTTACAATAGTAGCCATCAGCTACCTCACGATGCTGCTAGGGTTACAGTCCAAGTGACCTGTAGGGTATCACCGGAACCTTTATTAACTACCGCAAACACCGTTCGACACAGCATAGTTCCAGAAGACGCAGCATTAAAAATACCTGCTTCTGTTACTGCACCCGTAGCGACACCCGCACCGAAGGTAGTTACGTATATAATGCTTTCGTTATTAGAGCCGCTGCGAGTTGCACTAGTAAAGGCTACACGACTTCCAAGTTGACTACCTAGCGCTGTATTAGCAGCTGCAGCACTGCCTGTGCCGCTACCTAGGGCCTTGTGTGACATAACATCAGCTGATGCAGCAGTCATACGGCTAGTAATGTGGGCCAGACCCGCATTGACAATTAAGTTTTTTAGGAGGCGCTCGTCTTTAACAACACCCTTGCTATCTGTAAGAACAAGTTTTAGCTTGCCTGATAACCCTAAGTTTTCTTTTGAGTTCATTGTCACACCCCTTAGAAGGTTAATGAAGTTCCAACATAATCTGCCGCAAAATAATCAAAGCTACAATACCCTTGCGCCCTTATACTACCTGCGTCTCCTAATCCTAAACCATCCTGCACAGCTGATCCGACTACCAATAATGATGAATCAGACCAAGCAGCGCCATCGGCTACAGCTTTACTATACGACGAAATAAAACTTTGAGCAACTGTTATCCCGTCTGAGGCCGAGTTACTAAAAGCAGCGGCATACGTCTCCGACACATTTCCAGTATCAGTCTCTATGAGTTTATTCTTATTAAGCGCTATACCGTCAGTAAAAGAAGGGGTATCAAGCACACCCTTACCTATTGTAAACACGCCCAGTACGTCAGTAAAGCCAGCGGAATCGGCCACGTTTTTACCAAGTAACATAATAGGTTGTCTACCGGCAGTGTACCCTAGGGGGGTGTAATCTTCTAAAAAATACAACCCGCCGTCTTCTATACTAAACGGATCAGAAAAACCTTTAGCCTGTATCTTGGCGAATACCTCACTAACTGTAACACCATCAACTTCGTTTTTACTTATATTTAGTGAGTCGTCATCAGTTAACGCTGCATTATCGACTACACCAGCTTTGGTAAAAAACAGATTAGTAAGAGACTGTACTACTCCGTTGTCTTGAAAACGTAAAAAAGACCCGAACTTTCCGACCTCTATTTTTATTTTGTAGGCATGTGCTTGCGCAGATAACGCAAAAGTTGTGGCCCGTGTAGCAAGGCTATACGCACCGGTAGTTACTCTAGCTCGAAACTTCTGCGTAGTAGTCTTTATTCTCACGCAAAGTCCTCACGCAACCTAAACTGAATTGTATCGTACACAGTCTGTATAGTGTTGTCTGCGGCTGTCACCTCTAACTCACCTTCATAGTCTCCTGCTGCGCGGGTCAAATCACCTGCCTGCCATACAAGAACGGCTATCCCATTAGTTCCCGGATTAGATACAGTACACGCTCTAGTAAACAATGTAGTAGTAGACCCTACTGCACGAAATTTAAGCACCACTGTAGCGTTTGTTAGGTTTACAGCTGCTGCTGTTAGCTGATCGGTTACGGTAAACTGTAGCTGCGGACCGGTATCGCTACTAACTAGCTCTATACGTGGAGTTGAAAGTCTTGCGTCCATGATACTCTCCTAGGCAAAGGGCTGCTGGGCTACAGACACTGAAGCACGCATATTGCCAAGGTTTGCGTTCGCTCTGTATTCAGAAACTTTAGATATAAATTGTTTTGCGTGGTAAGAAGCCAGTTCTCTATCAGACCAAGCTACATTGGGTAGTACTAATAATTCCTGCAACGTCTTATGCACAATAGCTGGCTCTAGCTCGTCCATAATAGTATCATCCATACCTTCTGAATCTCGTGTAGGTTTTAATGCGTATATCATACGAACACTATACGTAGACGCTGCGTCAGGAGCCGGTATAACAATATAGTTGTTAGGTGTAAGCTGAGTGAATATCAAAGGCTGTGAGCCATATAAAGCTATATCAGCGTCAGTAGTAGAGTTCCTAACCCAGTTGGGGTATCTGCGAGTAGCCTCTTCTAGCGTCACTGCTGGTAGCGGTGAATCGTTTAGAGACGCAAACATTACGGTCTGAACATTAGTATCTACAGGTTTGTTGTATGGGTACTCATATTTACCGGCTGTGAGGTTAAACAAAGGCTGCTCATAGCGCCAAGCGAGCGTACGTTCACAAGTTATGATAGACGCATCACGAATATATTGCTCCAACATAGGTAGGGAGCATCCCGGTACACTAGGGTTTATTCTAGCAGCAAGTGAAGTAAAAGATCGTTCGGCCATTACACTACCTGTTTCCTATCTAATCCGCCAGTTTCTGTATCGGTCAATTCCCGACTGGACAGACCTGCGCCAAGTGCAGCAGTAAATGAATCTAAAAATAATTTAGCCCTTCCAGAATTTGCATGCTCGTCATCTATGGACTCAGCAAGGAAAACAGTACCGTCAACAAGTGTAGGCAGATACGCATCTGGTAGAGCAGCAATAGCAGCGTTAATCGCATAGTCCGCTGGTATCTGCACATACTCGCCAGTTATAACAATGCCAGTGACAGGTCTTGGGTACAGAAAATACCTGTTGGGGTTTCTGATGTGGCGCATATAGTTGTATGGCGTGCCTGCTGGATCACTTACCCACGCTGGATAGCTTTGGTCCAGAGACTCACGGTTTACTTCAGTAAGAACATTTCCATTTTGTATAGAGTATAGTTCTACAAGGCGTAACGAGTCAGACGGCATAACCTGTATGACTGTGTTAGGTGTAGTAGCTATAGCTGTAATACTTGAAAACAAATCAGGTCTAAGAATAATAACACGTTTGATTGTTTGGTTAACAAAACCTAATAGCTCAGCGTCAGTATACCTGTACGCAGCAGAATTAGTATCTTGCACTAATTGGCGTACGTCATCAATCACGTCTTGCGGGGTCATTCAGGTAGCCCCCTTGACGCATCAGCACCTATCTCTGAGTCTGCCAGAGGTGATGCAGAAAGCATGGCATCGAGTTCTTTTACTAGCCCATCTTCAGTGGCAAGGTCTAATGTTGCCTTGTTTTTTGTTCTAGTAACCTTGGCGCGTTGAACTTGAGCAGGTTTTAAAAATTTTTCTGGAAAAGCTTCTTCCTCAGTAATCTCTATAACTAATGGGTTTTGCGCAATGTACCTGTCCCAGCCGTAGATAAACCCGTCGTCTACATTTTTTAACCAGCGTTGTGTCATGTTGTTCTCCTCTTGCCTGACGGTGTAACTGGCCAGCTTTGTCGTTTAGAACTGGTCTTTCGACTAGCTATAGCGGTTTTTTCGGCCTTTGTCATCTTACTAGCTGCTGCCTTTGGGCGACACGCAGGATAAGGTCTGGAAGACTTTTGTGCTTTAGCCCTACCGCAAGGCTGACCGGTCTTTACATCAACCCATTTCTCTCCGAACCATTTTCCTAAACCCGCCATCAGCTTTTCTTTACCCTATTATCAGACCCTGACCAAGTGCCGCCGTCTTTCTTATACTGTTTAGACGCCCAAGCATTAGCGTACGCACTAGGGTACACGTCAAACTTACGCTTTGCTGCGGCTATCTTTGCAGCCCAAAGTTTAGGGTTGTTCGGTTTAGCTTTACTGTTTGCCATATCACCACGCCTTACATGACCAATAACGTGCCTTGGTCTTTGGGCCGGGACTATCACAGTTGTGACGCGCTCTGAAATTAGAACGCCTGCCCGGTTGGTCTTTTTTAATAGTCATATTCGGGTCCCCGAACATAACCTTAACAACTTTACCACTCTGACCTTTTACGTAGACTTGAGACTTCTTACGATTAAAACCGGGTTGGCCCTTACTAATCCTAGTAGGGTTGTTTAGCGTCACAGTTTTTCCTTGGTACTCAGCCATTAGCTTGCTCTTTTCTGCGAAGTCTTAGACAGGTCTTTAAAATGAAATACCCGCACGCTAGTTTTTCCGTGTTTAATACCTGTATGTACGGTTCCGTCAGGCATCTTATGAACAGCGCCTGTAAAAATAGCACCATCTTTTTTATAATGTTTTACGCCTTTAGCCATTAGGAAGTTACTCCTTTGATTACTACAAAATTAAGAACTATCGCTTGGGATAGTGCGCCGCCGCTTACATTCATAACACTGATGCTACAACTACCCGCTGCTACTGCACCAACTGTTAGCTGATAGCCGCCTGCCGTTCCTACGCTTGCTACGTTTACAATCAGTACATCCGTAGCAGCAATAAAACTATTTGTTAGCGTAAAAGCAGCTGTAGCATCGTCTGCTAAGGCCGCGTTGTTCATGGTTACGGCACCGCTTTTTGCGTTTAGTGTAACCGCAGTAGTCTTATTACTTGCTTGGGTTACAGTGCCGCCACCTGAAGCGTACCCGAATTTACCTAGAAGGTGTACTTCGCCAGTTCCGTTCGGCGTTAACACCAATGATCCGTTAGAGTTTGTAGCAGAAACAACGTTGCCGTCAAATTTAATATTATCAACAGACGCAGAACCTGTGCCAACTGACAAAGCAGTAGCAACGCCTGTGCCTCCAAATACAACTTTTTCAGACGCTGCTGGGCCATCGCTAACGTGCAGCAGTTGGTCATATGTGTCGTTGATATCGGAACCTGTTAAGTTAGTAGGCATCTAGCATCTCCTGAATAGGGTGAAAGGGGGCCGAAGCCCCCAATCAATTTTAGGTTTAGGAGCAATCAGAAACTAACGCCCACATGCGCATAACAGCGGCATCAGCAGCATTGACAGTCTTAATGTCAATAGTATCTGCAGCGGCATAGTATTTACCGTTGCTGTAACCTACCACAGTGTTTGGTGCAGCTTCAGCTAGCACTAGCGCTGTTGCGTAAGAAGCAGCAGTGTTAGCATTTACTCCGTCCAAAAATCCATCAGGATCAGTGCCGTCGCCCATGTCAACAGTACATGTAGCACCTTCTGCAGTGGTTACATCTAAACCAGCACAGATAACGTAGGTCTTAGCAGGAATCTGCATAACCTCTAAAACGTCTCCCGCGCCTATAGCAGTTTGGCCTTTAGCCAGACGGTCTGCAGCAATAGTACCCCAGTTAAGAGTTACTTCAATCATAGAGATTTTAGTAAGACCTTTATTTGGAATAGCCGCTACGCCTTTGTTAAAGCCAGTGTCTTCAGTATAAGTAGCCATTATTCAGACCTCCTATTAAAGCGTTACGACGGCTTGACAGATAGCTTCAGGCTTAACAACCTTGTAACCATATACCTGTAAACCGCGAACAATGTTTCCGAATGTAGACTCGGAGCGAATAGTTTCCATCTCTGTCATCTGTGATGCAAAGGTGAACCCCATTTTGTGACCAGCAATAACATCGAACTTACCACCAGTGTTTTTGATGTTATGGCTCATGTATACTGTAAACCGGTCGATCATACCCAAACGGCCATTACGCAGAGGCGACGTAGAGTCACCAGTAATAGACGCATCTTTAAGGTCTGAACGCTTGATTAAGCCAGCCATCTTAGCTGGAATAACAAGATAACGGTCTGACTCTGGGCTGTTAGCTTCGTCTAGCACTGTACCCATGTTTACGATCAAGTCGATAACATTATCTTTGGTAAGAGCTTCAGGAGCGCCTTGTGTACCCAAGTCAATATCGCCTGAAATACGACCAGCAGCTGCACCTTTGTTAGAAGCAGAAATGTCTGGAAGAATATCAGAGAGTACACGCTGGTCAATTTTAATCTTCATACGCTCGGAAGCGTCTTTAGACCATGTGTCCATCAGGTTTATGTCAGATTGGATGCTGTCAACATCGTCTTCAACACAGGCAAAATACTCGCCTTTGTCAATTAGAAGCTGCAACTTAGCTTTGTCAGGGTTCTCTACTGAAAGAGTTTGGCCCTTAACGTAATCACGAATGGTGATCTCTGGGGTAGTACGGATATTAACCGTGTCGCCCATGTTACGAATTTCACCTTCGTACACAGTGTTTGAGATTGCTGCCAATACCGTAGCATCGTAGAAATTCTCAATTAGTTTACCTGACCAAATTTCAGGGATGAAGTTGCCCGAATACTGCGGGCCACCGGGGGATACTGGAAATGCCATGTTAGGCTCCTATGTTTAATTATGCACTGACAATGCGACCTTCTCGCTGTGCGGCGAAAATGTCACGTTCTTTTCGGTCACGCTCTTGTTCCTTCCCTTTAAACTTACCCTTCTGTACATCAGAAAAAAACTTTTTAATGTCGTTAGAGTTGTAAGTTTTTGGTTCACCTGAGCCTTGAACAGCACCTGAACGTCCTCGTCCGGGGGCTACTTGTTTCTCAAGCTGGGAAGCAGCATCGGCTTTCCGACTGGGTTGAGCAACAGACTGGCCAGTTTGCGCCTTCCATGTAGCGAAGAAGTTTGTCACGCGACGTGCATCTAAATTACGCTGTGCGTCGTCAAGATACGTTTGTCGGCTAATACCTGTAAGCGGGTCAACGTCAAGTAACCAAGATTGAAACTCAGGGTCTACATTAACGTCTTGCCAGTCAGGTACTGCGCTCTGAATATCAGCCCAAAATACTTGTTCCGTGGTAACTGCTTGCCTATGCTGTAGTTGCTGCACTTGCGGCACTACGCTGGTCTGCATACCCCTTACAAGGTTTTCTAACTCGTCAATACGTGTCTGTTGTTGAACAACTTCTTCACGACTAACTCTGCGCATTACATCAATGGAGTCACCGTACTCTTCAACATCAGCGGCAGTAACTAAAGCCTGTGCTGGTGCTATCGAGGGTTGGTTAGGTGTACCCAAGGTTGTCATAAGCGATTCTAGTTGTGAGACACGAGATTCGAGTTCACGCTTTTCGGCGTGTAGGCGTGGTACTTCAGCGTTATACATTCCTTGAAGCGACTTATACCGCTTCTCAAATGCTTCTTCTTCTGCCACATCACCTACCTGTATTTGCTCTTTGTCGGTAGGCTCGGCTGCTTGTTCTTCTGCACTGTCGGTTTCAACTACTGCAACGGGCTTAATGTTTTCAACTACAGCCTCGGACGAGTTGTCCTGTTCTGTGTCTTCCGAATTAAGTTCGTCGTACAGTTTCTGAACTGCCTCAGACTGCTTCTTAACTTGCGCTGGTATTGCCATGTTAAACGCTCCTATCGGTATGCGTAATTAAACAGCTGTCTCATGGTGAAGACTGTGCTGCATATTCAGGGGACTTTTCAATAAGGTCTCGGACCTCTCTAAGAACTTGGCACCGCCCCTGCGAACGTGCCACGTTCTCCCTACCCACGCTGGGCAGTTGCTCCAGTTCGTGCTGATACCAGCTGTCGAACCAAGTTAGCATTGCGGGGTGCTGGCGAGACGCTGCCGCCAGTACTTTTATAGTTTCGGGATCAGGCCGTTTCATGCCGCCCCCGTTGGTTGGCTACTTACTACATTGCCGTCAGCGCCACCTTTCGGAGCGCCATCTGGTTGTGTAGGTGTAGGTTGAGCTTGTTGTTGCGAAGCCATTTGGGCTTTGCTCTTAGCTTGCTGAGCGTTCTTTTCTCTGGACGGTATAATATCATCCACTGGCATTTGCAGCCCTTTAGCAACTTCACGAAGTAACGCAGCACGGCCATCTTTACCTACGATCTCTACGTCAATCGGATTGGCTGTAGCATTAAGGAACTCAACCCGGCGAACATTAAGAGTTTCTTTAGTCGCTAGGTTTATAGCGCCACGGGCTAAGACTTCTACGTCACCTTTGATAGACTCGTCTTCGTCGTAACGCATGTTGTATATAAACTGTCTCTGCACAATAGGGCGCACAATATCGTTGTCTATGTACATAACAATCTGACGTATTCCTTTACCGGCAGAACCCATAAGCATGGAAAGGCCAGATGCGGTACGGCCAGCGCCGGAAACATTTAAATCCCCAGTAACGTACGAAGGGATACCAGAGTGGTCGTCAGCTAGTTTGCTGAACCTGTCATACACACCCATCAACTCGTTAGCACGAGAGTCAGGCTGAGAAAACCTAACAGCAGGAGCGCTTGACCCTAATGGATCGTTAGTTACCTGCCAAATCTTCCAAGGATGGAGTTGCGTAATGTCTTCGTTAGGAGGGATGCGCTCAAGGTTAACTTCAACTTGAGGCCCAGACGCGAGTCCCATATTGTTAACAAGGGAGCGTGCAGCTGCGTTACAGACATTTTGGAGGTCTTCAATGATTTCTGGAATACCTTTACCCCAGAACGCACCGGGCGCTTTAATAAATGAGGTTTTGACATATGGTTTTTCACCTAAAGGATCGTAGTTTAGCAGGGCCTTTATGACGTAGTTGCCCACAACCCACACGTTTGCATCATACTCCTTAGCGGAATCAGGTACTTCTTCATCTGTAAGACCCCACTCAAGCAGCATTGCACCACTAACTTTACCCCAGAACTCAAGGGCATCAAAGTTTTCTGTAGGAGATTCATAAGCATAATACTTACGCTCTTGCTCTTCTTCTTGTAATTTCGTGTCTTCGTTGATCCAAGATTGGCCGTTGCCCAATTTTAGAACTTCACGGATAGCTTCGCTGTCATAACCCGGTACGTCTATAAGATCGGATAACTGACTGCGGCTCATAGGGTGATGCTCGAATACATACCCTTCATTCATATGCGTGATACCCGGCTCAGGGTACATGTTAAAAGGATTAACACGTTCGTACTCTGGGCCTAAACGCTCCGTACCTTCCACTATTGTAGTTCCGTCAGGAGCTTTAGAATACCCTAGTATACGTTGCCTACGTACCACGGGGCCTTTTACAAATGCACACGGGTAAGTAACCATGTCTGTTACAAATTCGTTGAACGCATCAGCCCAGCCGCCTTGTGCAAACTGATCGTTTATCTTTAGCTTCATCTTGTCTGCGCGGTTCTGAGCTTCTTGTAATACGGCAAACCTAAAGTCTTGGCTTACAATTTCTTCAAGCTCGGCCATCTCTTCGACGGTGGGCGCAACACCCTTAGCCTGCATATCCGCTATAACTTTTTGCGCAAAAAGATTTTTAATTTCTTCCATCTGATCGGGCGCTAAGTCTGGAATAGGGGTGGGCTTTAAATCCCAAGGGGGAGTACCTGTATCCAGTAAGATGTCGCGTAGCCAGCTTTCAGCCCCGCGACACTTTACTTCGGTAATCATCATGTAGACCTGAGAGCCGCCTTGAGACTTTATCTGGCCTAACTTGTCTGCTTCGTACTCGCCGTTACGCTGGCGAAGCGCACGAAGCATTATGTTTTCGATAGGTTTTTTAGCAATACGCGCAGGATTCCAGCAAGATTTGACATAGGACAATAGTCCCAGTACTAGCTCGCTTTGCTGGCGTTCCTCCATATCACGACGAACCTGATCTTGTTCAGCTTTAACCATATCATCATTGCTGATGACACGTAACATAGAAAGCCCTGCCATATACTATTTACCAGTCTTGATTTTCTTGGTTGGTTTACCGTAACCCATAGGTTTATTTTTTGGCATCGTTCATACTCCTTCTACCAATATGTTTATCGTTATACACGCAGTCAAGTTTTCGTGCAAGCAAAAGAAAAACCCCGCTAGAAGGAGGACAACTAGCGGGGGAGTAGTCGAGTGGAAGGGGCAAGCTGGGAGAAGCTTGCGTAGTAACACGCTATTAACGTACCATGTTGTTTCAACTGGTGTCAAGTCCAGCCAGCTGCTGACACAGACTTTACATCTCTACGACGAGCAAGCAACTCACCATCAGACGCAGAGCCTACATGCAGCATAAAATATTGTAAGGCTTCGGCAACGTGGCTGTGTTTGTTCTTATCTATAGTTCCGTTCTTCTTATGGAACCTATACCCGCCCATCATCGCTGCTTTAAGTTGTGAACACCTAGGGTCTACTAGAAACGCGCTATCACCGTCCACCTGACGCATAAGAAAGTCGTCAACTGAGCTAAGTCTGGCACTAACATTGTTAGTTTTAGCCGCAATAACGCGCAATCCCTCTGCTTTTATGATGTCTACAGCGCTGCGTTCGTCGGTCTGAGCGCGTTGAATACCGGCTGGATCGACCACAACTATCACAGGAATACCAGAAAAACGCTCGTAAAGCAGGGGTTTTAGTACTGTTCGGACGAATCTTTGTACGCCCATGTCAAAACTAACAGCCTCATCGTACACAAGAACGCGACCACGGGGGTCTTGTTGCCCTATAACAGCAGCAGGTGTAAGACCTAAGTCCATACCCACGACTATAGGACGAACGCCGTTATTGATCGGGCGCAATGTAGTCTTACCCATGTGGTAATCTGGCCTAAAATACTTATAGATAGGCTGACCTGCGGAACTCAGGCCATAGTCGCCGTCTATAAACACACGGATATACTCTTCGCTACGACCCTGCGTATCGTAATATTCTTCAGGTAAGTTCTCTACATTCTCAGCAAACGTACTGCGACCACTGGGCTGCTTAAACACATCCCAACCGTTATCGTTGTGGCCCACCCCATCCTTAGGGTCAATCTTTTCCATCTGGTAGTACCACCACGTATCCATAGTCGGTGGGTTCGTATCACCCCACATACCATACCACGTTGGGCCTCCATCTTTGGAGCTAGGAAAACGCCCAATACGCTTAGACATCGCATCCACAATTTCTGGGTGTATGTCACGGCACTCGTTGAACCACGCGAACGAAAGCTCAAGCGAGTTAAGGTTAGCTACATCGTCTGCATCATCAAGCGCACGAAACATTATCTCACACTCAACATCACCTACCTCAAAGAAGTATGTCTTAGTTGTACGCATGTAACGTCCGCACACACCCGGCGGGAACCAGTCCAGAAATGTCTTGATTACTGTATCCTGTAACTGCCGAGCCGTCTCACGAACTACAGCCGCCCGTGTTCTACGCTTACCGGATGCGTCAGGTTTCTGCATTGACGCTCTTCGGATAATTTCAAATGAACATGCCACGGACTTACCGGAACCAACCGGTCCCATAAGTACCCTCATCTTGTTGTCCGAGTTCATAAAACTCTCACCAGTTGGCGGGGGTGTGTAGCTAATATCAAGTGCCATCGGTAGCCTCCGGAGGCTTAGTATCAAGTAACATTATAATAATCTCCCTCTCCCTGCGATTTTTCTTAGGCGCAATAATCGCAGTCTTAAACGAGTACCCTGCGCGAATAAGCAAAAGTCTATACGCATTATATCCCTCAGTGTCAGAAAATCTAGCCGCAGGAAATCCTTTGTACTTCCCGTCAAACCTACCCAACATCAGAAATTTGAGCTTCCTCTACCTCATGCTCAACTGTCATAGCCTTCTCTTGGCCAGCTAAGTTTATAGTTATCTTGACGCCGCCTGCCGAACTTGAATCCGAATCGTCGCCCTTAGTCTCAAGACCCGCCCACTTTACAGTAGACTTGATAAGGTCCGCCTTCACCGCAGCAGATACATCAGGATTATGGATAAGCGTCCATGAAGTTGTTAACAATTCCTCAGCCTGCGCACGGGCCTTCAGCTTAAATGTAAGCCCTTTTTCAGTTATATCTTCCCTGTATGCAGCCACGCGCTTTAAAAAGATCGGGTCTCCGTTGTACTCGGATATGTCCTGACCTGTTATTTTGTGTCGCTGTTTTACTTCATCAAGCGTTTCGCCGCTCCCCTCAAGCATTAAAGCTATATCGAAGGCTAAGCGGTCTGACCACTTGGTATGAAATAGTGGAAGGTTATCCATTCTGGCACCCCTGTTTGCGCCGAGTATAGTTGCATACTACGGAATCAGCAAGACGTTTTAGTATACTAAGTTGACAAACTTTACACGTTCCTTTTTTGAGGTCGTGCTGTGAGCGGTTTACTATAATAAGGGGGGCATAGAATTTCCGTAGTCCATGTACCCCCCCTACCCGCTCGCGGATACCCAAGGGGCTAAGCATTGCAAAAAATCAATACCCTTGTTTATATAGTGATTACAGGCGAAACTTTACATTTCTAAGGTAAAATGCTTTAAAGATTGCACCAAACGGCAACAGCCCAGCGGGACGATCCTAAGCATAAAGGGTCGGTATTTGAAAGCATAGGCTTTATGCCCCTATATCGAAAGGATTTTAGCCATGGCTAAATCACCACTTACTTGGATTCAAGTTGACGAGTCCTCATTTGCCCCTGCACTCACTAAGCGTCTCGACGCTTATCGTGAAGCCAACAAGAAGGCGCAGGAAGCTAAGGCGGCTTTTGAAGTGCAGTTTGTTTCTGCATCACAAAAGGCTGGCGCTCTCGACGAAGGTTACTCTCTCGCCTTCGGTTATCGGTTCGGCAAGCTCTCAGTCGCTAAAGTTAGCGAGGCGGAGAAGTCTGCACCTAAGGCTCCAGCGAAACCGATGTTCAAGTTTTAATCACTAAGGTAGGGCGGCGCAAGTCGCCCTACTCAACCCA